CGTTTGCCACGCTGCACCTGGCGCCCACCGCGCCGCTCGGTGCGGCAGATGCCGTGTTCAAATTTTGGAGCCGCCACTGCCATCCGGATGTGGGTGGCGATCCCGCCCTCTTTCGGGCGGCAAACGATGCCATCCAGACGATTCGCCGCTACCTCGATCCACGGGAGATAGACGATGACGACGACACCATCCCCTTCTAGGGGCAAAGCGCTGGCCTCGTGGGATGCCAGCAAGCAAGCCACCTGGCGCCAGAAACACGCGCAGGATCTCTGCCTTTTCCACCTGGTTTTAGATGCCAGCCCGTCGATGCATCCCTACGAACGTGACCTGATGCGCGCGTACAACACCTATCTGTCATGGCTGCAGACCGCCGCCCATCCTATGAGCCTGGCGGAAGTGTTCACGTTCGATACGGGGCTGCACCGGCTCTCGTCCATGCAGGCGCTCGGGGCTGTGCAAGCGCTCACGCCGGAAAGCTACCGGCCCGCGCATGGCAATGGCACCGCCCTCTATAACGCCGTGGGGCAGGTGTGCACGACGGCTACGCAACACGGGCAGCATGTTCTTGTGGTGTTCACGGATGGCGAAGACCGCGCACCGGAGCCCGTCTGGACGGCGGGTCAGTGCCACGAAGTCTTGACCACGCTTCAGGAGCATACGGGCTGGCTGTGCGTCTTCCTGGGGGCGTTCCCCGAGGCTTTGGACGTGGCCCGCAGCATGGGTTTTCTGGGCGGCAATTGCCTGACGTTTCCCGGCGATCAGATCCCGCAGGCCTTCGAGCATCTGCGCCGGGCCACGCAGCGCTACCTGGCTGCGCCTGCGCAGGAGAAAAAGCTGCTGGCCTCTGGGGGGATCTTTTAACGATCTTATATATATACAGTATATGACCTATTTGAAATAATATATAATAAAGGATAGAATCATGGAAAAGGTAGCCCCGCCCTCCAGTCCCATGATGACGGCTCCACCCGTGGAGCCGTCAGAGGCGCCACTCATAAACAATAACGCAGATATCGAACTCGATATAGAAGACCCGCCCGTGCCAGCGGGCACACTAGAGCCCGCTGTGGCCATACCATCTGACGCCACCTGGCGTGCACACGAAGCCCTCTTGTCTGGCTTCTGCCAGGCCATGTCCGGGCAGATGTCGCGCCTACTGACCGACGAAGCGATACGGCTCACCAGGCAAGTGGACGAGACCCTGACGCGCCTGATGGATTATGTGCACGGACGGCTGGAAGGCAATGAGCATGCCCAGTACACGCTGGGCGATGCGCTCACCAGGCTGCACGAGCACGGCGCCAACTTCGTGCACACCAAGGCTGCCCCGTATACGGCGGTGATCGACGCCCGCACGCCCCACGGCTTCCCGTTGCGTCTCACGATCGAGAAGGGGACCTCTGGCGAGCTGATCGAAGAGTTAGGGAGACTCGAGAGCTGGTTGGTCGCGAATGGATACACGGTGGTCGAAGGGGCCGCCGCATGAGCACGGCCCTTGCCCTCTTCGACTCCCTCTGCGACGTCGGCAACGCCCTGGCCCTCCTGCGGGACGCGCAGGCGCCGTGCTCGGACCTGTGGTGCGATCTCACCTGCCTCCTGCTCTGCCTGGACGAGGCGATAGATACCCTGGTCGGCTCACATGGCCTGGGAGGATCCGATGACGATGACTGAGTCCTCCTATGGCCATTTTCTGCAGACGAAAATGACGTATGCCGCGAGCGTGGGCTTGCCCGTGCGCACGCTCCCGGAGCGGCTCTTCCCCTTTCAGCGCCAGGTGACGCGATGGGCGATCGAACGGGGGCGAGCGGCCCTCTGGCTCGATACAGGGCTCGGCAAAACGGCCTGTCAGCTTGTCTGGGCGCAGCATGTGGCCGAGCAGGCTGGTGATGTGCTCATTCTGGCACCCCTTGCGGTGGCGCAACAGACCGTGCGTGAGGGAGTCACGATGGGTATTGACGTGACGCTCTGTCGTGCGCAGGCCGATGTACGTCCTGGCATCAACATTACGAACTACGAAAAGCTCCACCTGTTCGATGCCACACGCTTTGCAGGCGTCGTGCTGGATGAATCCAGCTGCATCAAGGCTTACGATGCTAAAACGCGCACGCAGCTCATTGAGACGTTCAGGCACACGCCCTACAAGCTGTGCTGTACGGCCACGCCGAGCCCCAATGATTACATGGAGCTGGGTAATCATGCTGAGTTTTTAGGCGTCTTGTCGAGGAATGAGATGTTGGCGACCTACTTCACGCATGATGGGGGCAATACGTCACAGTGGCGGCTCAAGAAGCACGCCGAGCCGCTCTTTTGGCGCTGGGTAGCCAGTTGGGCGTTTGCGCTGACACATCCGCGGCTCATTGGCGACCCAGCGCCAGGGTATGACCTGCCACCGCTCAATCGCCATTTGCATTCGGTGGCGATTGACACGGCCCATACGGGGCTGATGCTGTTTCCCATGGAGGTGACGGGCCTCAGTGAACAGCGGACGGCGAAGAGAGCCGGCCTTGAGGCGCGGGTGCAGGCATCCGTCGAGACGATTCAGCGCGAGCCCGATGAGGCATGGATCGTCTGGACTGAGTTAAATGACGAGGCAGACGCTATCACGAAAGCCATCCCGGGAGCGGTGCAGATTGCGGGGCGCGATAGTGTCGAGGATAAGGAAAAAAGGCTGGTCAGCTTTAGCACAGGGGAGACGCGCGTCCTCGTAAGCAAGGGGTCGATCTGTGGATTTGGCCTGAACTGGCAGCACTGTGCCCGCATGTGCTTTGTGGGCATCAATAACAGTTTCGAGTCATGGTATCAGTCGGTCAGGCGGTGCTGGCGCTTTGGGCAAACACGGCCTGTCGAGGTGCATATCTTTTACCTGCACATCGAAGCGCCGATTCTGCGCAACCTCTCCCGCAAAGAGACCGAAGCTGCCCGCATGCATCATCTGATGACCCAGGCCATCTTAGAGCACCATCAATGGCAGATGCCCGTGCAAGCGTATGAGCCCAAGGGAGCAATGGTGGTGCCAGAGTGGCTGACCGCGAATGTGGAGGCGCATTGAAGTGTGGATCACAGAAACGGAGGGAGATATGTTACAAGAGCAAACTAATGTTATCGATCAAGTTATTCAGCAACAGTACTCTATTTATCATGGCGACAGTGCTGAAATTATCAAAGGCATACCAGGTAATTCTATAGATTATATGATCTATAGTCCTCCATTTTCTTCGCTTTATGTTTATTCGTCATCCTCCAGAGATTTCGGCAATTGTCGAGGCAACGAGGAGTTTTTCGCCCACTATCGTTTTCTGTCGCAGGAGTTGATGCGTGTCCTAAAGCCCGGACGGCTCATGTCGATTCACTGCATGCTCTTGCCCTTGCTCAAGTCACGCGATGGGCATATTGGCCTGTATGACTTTCGTGGTGATCTCATCCGCCATCATGAAGCCGACGGCATGATCTTTCACAGTGAAGTCACTATCTTCAAAGATCCTGTGGCCCAGATGCAAAGAACGAAGTCTCTCGGCCTGCTCTACAAGCAACTCCGCAAGGATAGCGCCATGAGCCGGCAGGGTATCCCTGACTATCTCTGCACCATGCGCAAGCCGGGGGTGAATCCTGATCCGGTCACCAAAGACCCTGACGATTTCAGCCTTGACCTCTGGCAACGCTACGCCAGCCCGGTGTGGATGGACATTAATCCATCGCGCACCTTGCAACGCACCTCCGCGCGGGACGAGAAAGATGAGCGGCATATCGCGCCGTTGCAACTCGACGTGATCGAGCGAGGCATCCGGCTCTGGACGAATCCGGGTGATGTGGTCCTGGATCCATTCATGGGGCTTTCTTCCACAGGGTATTGTGCGATCCAAATGGGCAGGAGATTTGTTGGCATAGAACTCAAGGATTCCTACTACCGCCAGGCGGAAAGCAATCTTCTGGAGGCCTCGCATGGCCAGGCGTTGTTTGCGTGGGCACATGAGCAGGAAGATACCGCGGAGGACACCCACCGACCCCCGGCCGGCGACGACCGTGACGCCGCGCCGAGGGCGTGAGAAAGTGCCGGGTGGCGACGGGCCACCGGCGGGTGTAGGATACGCGAGAGGAGGAGGAGAGGCAAGATGAG